TCGCCGTTCCCACCAAAAACGGCGAGTTAATATGGCGGGTTAATTCGGACGGCTCCGAACCTTGTCTTGAAAACAAGTGGTACCAGGGATGGTATGGGGATCGACACCTCAGCCCGTCGCCATATATGGAGAGTTACCCAAGTGGTCAAGGGGGCAGTTTGCTAAACTGCTAGGGGTTTAAAAGCCCGCGAGAGTTCGACCCTCTCACTCTCCGCCATACCCCGTACATACCTGGGGTTGCATCGTGTATAAGTCTCGCATAACACTACTTATCTTGTGATGAGTTGACTGAATAAAGGTGTTATTTATCTTAAAGAAAGGAAAATATAAAATGAGACTAAAGAGCATTAATGAAGTTAATGATTTTCTAGCAGTAGTTGACTCTTGCAACGGTGATGTTTGGCTAGAATCTCAGTATGGTGATAGATTTAATCTAAAGTCAAAACTGTCACAGTATGTTGCTATTGGCGCACTACTAAGTGATAGTCAGGAAGAACTAGAATTGTTCTGCTCTAAGGAAGACGAAGATAAGTTCTTTTCTTATTTTAGAGAGCATCCTGGTGTGAATTAAGTAACACCATATATAGCCCCGTGGCCAAGCGGCAAGGCGAAGGACTTTGACTCCTTTATTCACTGGTTCGAATCCAGTCGGGGCTGCCATAACGGAGGATGTGGTGTAATGGTAGCACGCGAGTCTTGGGGTCTTGAAGCGCAGTTCGAATCTGACATCTTCCACCACAAAAAATAATTTGTCAAACCTCTTGACAAATCGCAAAATATATGATATAATCCAGACACTTAAAAGAAAACAACACAAAATTAATGGATGAATGAACGAGGTGATGAAGCTTGATGGAATATTATACAAGCTCATCTGAACAAATTCGACAAGATACATGTGATGAGGTAGAATATGTAGAAATTAAAAATCCATTTGGTTTTATTTATATTACAACTAATTTGATAAATGGTAAAAGATATATTGGACAAAGAAAGTTTTCTGATGGGTGGACAACATATCTTGGAAGTGGAAAGAGATTTAAAACGGCTCTGAAAAAATATGGTAGAAAAAATTTTGTTAGATTAATAGTTGATATAGGCTATTCTCGTGAAGAACTAAATGATAAAGAAATTAGTATAATAAAATTTTTAAATGCCGTTGATAGCAGAAATTTTTATAATATATCAGAAGGCGGAGAGATAAAAGGCAAAAGTGGAAAAGATGCATACTGGTATAATAAAAAAATTCCACAAGAAAGCATAGAAAAGGCAAATTTAAAAAGATATAAACCTGTTTACCAGTTCGACTTAAATGGTAATTTTATTAAGCGTTATGAGTCCGTAACACATGCTGCAAAAGAAAATAATCTTAGCAAACAAGGAATAAGTAAGTCGTGTAATGATGATAGTAAAACATGCGGTGGTTATTTTTGGTCATACAGTGACAATATTGGCTTAAGAAAATATGATCCTACCAAAAATCATAAACCAGATGAAGTATATCAATATGATTATGATGGTAAGAAATTAATTAATATTTATATATCTGCAAAAGAGGCAAGCGAAAAAACTGGAATAGCTACATACAATATATATGCTTGTCTTTCTGGTAAGAGAAAACATGCTGGAAATTTTACTTGGAAAAAGGAGTAATTAAATTATGAGTACAAAAGAAACATGCACTATCCACAAGGCACTTTCCGAACTGAAGACTATTGATGACCGTATCATCAAGGCCATCCGTAGTAACACCTATGTACTAGCTGTTAAGCATTCAGCAGAGAAGATTAACGGTGTGAAGGTTGACACCTGCAAGGAGAATATGAAGAGTGGCTATCAGAAGGTTACCGACCTAATAGCTCGTCGTGTTGCAATGAAGAGAGCAGTTGTTCTTTCCAATGCAACCACTAAGGTTAAGGTTGGCAATAACGAATACACCGTGGCCGAGGCAATTGAGATGAAGAATCACGGTATGGAGTTCAAGAAGACTCTACTACAGTATCTATATACTGCATATGGTTCTGCTCAGAACGAGTTCAATAAGAACAACGATGAGGCACTTGAAAAGAAGGCAGAGCAGTATGTTCTCGCAGTGATTGCTGCACAGCCCAAGGACTCTAAGATGTCTGTTGATAGCGAAGCAATGAAGGCACTTCGTAAGACATACATCGAGAACAACACTTATGATTTGCTTGATCCTCTGAATGTAGCTAAGATCATGGAAGAACTTGATTCTGAAATCAACGAGTTTGAAGCTGAAATTGATGCAGCACTGTCTGTTTCCAACGCACTAACTGTGATTGAGTTCGAGTATTAATTAATCTGCTTGCTGCTTTTCGAAAACCTTAAACGACTACTTATCTCTTCTTTTTTAATCATTTAGAGTGATATTAATAAGTTAAATAAAATGATTACTAAACAACTTTATGTACTTGAAATACATAAAACTCTTTGCCTAAGGGTTATAAATAATAAAAGATATGATAAATTAAGATGATCATATAATTATTAATTAATTGTAACTGTAAAGCTTAAAGTTAAAAATTCAAGACTTAAGGTTCAAGGATCAAAGTTTTATTTTGGTCAAAGGTCGTTTATTAAAGTAGTAAAGAGGGCTAAGAAGTTATAAATAATTGAATATTATGCGGAGCCCACAAAGTTTTACAAAATCCACGGTTAAAGGTTTGGGTGAGTGGTCAAGGCCCAAAGGTGAGCCTCGTGGCTGGAAAGTAGCAAGCACCAGATAAAAATAATAAATGTTGAGTAGTGAGTATAAAGCCATATTGAGTATGCCACAACGTACAAACTCAAGAAAACAGTGAAGAGCTGGATAACCTTCTGTACAAAGGTTGAATTGAGAGTGGCAGAGTTTAGTCCAAAGATGGTGTAAGGGTAGCACACAGAAGGGTAGGCCGGCGAGGTACTGTTCGAATCAGTTGAGGGCGACCAAAAAGAAAACTCTTAAAAGTACAGAGATATGAAAAAACGATGTAACAAATGAGAACTTGGTCGGTAGAGATTAATGATTAAAGATAGACCGTTGGTGAGTCATGCGCAGACAAATCCAACCATCGTTCCCATAGATGAAATTTCTATGGCTCAATGAATTACAAATAACATACGAAAGTGTGTTAAATAATCCAAAGGAGGACTTTGCCTATGATTGCATTCGCTAAATCCACCTCGGAGGATACTCCAATCGGCTGATTGGGTTCCTGGGGCAAGAACTGAAACTGCCCCTCATATTGCGGAGTAGACAAGAGGTCTAAGTCGCCAGCCTCATAAGCTGGAAATCGTTGGTTCGAATCCAACCTCACGCAACCACATGCCGCAGTGGTGGAATAGGTAGACACCCGGGACTTAAAATCCCGTGAGGCTAAACCCCTCGTACCGGTTCGACCCCGGTCTGCGGCACCACCTGAACAAATGGCATCGTGTTATGTGTGGCTGACCAACCTTAAGGTCATATATGCCCCAGTAGCTCAACTGGCAGAGTACTTGATTTGTAATCAAGATGTTGCAGGTTCAACTCCTGTCTGGGGCTCCATACTAAAAACAAATCCTGTCGGCAACACTAGAATTATAAATAAGCTAAAGTGCAAGGTTCATGCCCTAGAAAATTAAATATAGCTACTAGACAGCATGCCACATCCCGTGCTTCTGTCACTATAAGGCACCGGGCAAAACTCGGTGCTATTTTTTTACAATTTAGGCCTTGACAAACTTAAATTAATGCGTTATATTAACAGTACAAAATTAATATTAAATAAAGGAGACATAATTAAATGACAGAAAAGATTACAATGATAGAACTCTTCTCTGGTGTTGGAGCACAGGAAAGAGCACTACGGCAACTTAACATTCCATATGAGGTGACTCATACTTGTGATCTAGACAAAGATGCGGTTCTTAGTTATGCTGCAATGAGAACCGACTTTGAAAATGAATTTAACTCTTATAATTTCCCATCCGTAGAAGATATGATTTCAGAATTGCAGAGTAAAAATGTTGGCTATGACTTTATGAAGGGCAAGCACACCATTACAACTCGTACATCTGTTAACAAGTTGAAGCAATATTATCTTGCGGATAAATTATCCAAAAATCTTGGAGATATCGGAAAGATTGAAAGACTTCCTTATGCTGATATGGTTACTTACTCTTTCCCTTGTACTGATTTATCCGTGGCTGGCAAGGGTGAGGGTATGCAGAACAAGTGTGAATCTTGTGGTCATTCTTGGCCTATTGACTTTAGTAGTTCCGAAGAGGTACTAGTCTGCCCTAATTGTGGTGAAAATGTGTCTTCTAGCACTCGTTCTGGTTTGCTAGGGCAGGTTCAGAGACTTCTATCTGTTGCTTATGAGAATAACGAATTGCCTAAGTATCTTCTTCTTGAGAATGTAAAGAATCTTGTTGGCAAGAAATTTGTTAATCAGTTCGATGCTTGGGTTAAGTGGCTTGACGGCATTGGTTATAATACATATTATCAAGTACTTAATGCGAAGCACTACGGTATCCCTCAGAATCGTGAGCGTATCTTTGCACTTTCTATTCGTAAGGACATTGATAATGGTGAATTTAAGTTCCCAAATAAAATTCCTCTTAATATTCGCTTAAAGAATATTCTGGAAAAGAATGTTGATGAGAAGTATTATTTACCAGATGAGCGTATTGATAAAATTCTAAACTCAACATTTATTCAAGAAAAGAAACGTATTCAAATGAAGGATGTGTGCGATACACTTCTTGCACGAGACTGGAAAGATCCTAAGTGCGTACAGGTGGAAGGCGATACAAGTCCTATTAGGTTAGGTAATATTTATGATGAGAAGTTTGGCACCGGTTATGCTGGAAATGTATGGGATAAAAATGGCATATCTCCAACTCTTCAGACGGCACAAGGCGGCAATAGACAGCCGTTGGTTATTGACGAAGTCAAAGTAGAGCCGTTCATCGTAGCTTCTCGTGGTAGAAATCCAGACAATCCTTCTGATAGAACTACTGGAGCGCCCACAGAGCAAAGACTTGAGCCGAATTTTAGTGGTTGCACAAATACTCTTACATCCGTGCAAAAGGATAATTATGTTGCAGAACCTCAGGTGCTTCGTGCTGAAAGAACTGAATACGGTAAGGCCATTCGTAAGCAATATGAATCTGGAGAAGTCTATGAAAAGATTAGCAATATGAGAGAATTGACTCCTCGGACAGATGGTGTTAGTAATACTATTACCACCTTATTAAAGGACAACTATGTTTATGAGCCTCAAGTTAAGAATGTAGGTAATATTTATCCGTCTAATGGTCAGAATGGTAATATTTATGATATTGACGGTATTAGCCCAACTATCAATGCGGGTACTGGTGTTAAGGGTTGTGGCATTGGTAGCAATAATGCTCCTAAGGTCATCGTGCCAGAATTATTAAATGGCAATTGTGCATATGAGCCACAGATGGTTATTGGAAGTATGCAAGCAAATTCATATATTGGTGATTGTAGCATTAGTCCATCTCTTACAGCTGCCATGGGAATGGGTGGCGGTCAGATACCTATGGTTGGTTATGTTACAAAAGATCCTATTATATACGATGATTATAATAGTCGTATTAGTTCTGACCAGGATGCTATCAACACACTTACTACCAACTGCGGTGCATCTGCTGAAAGAAATGGCGTTAAGATTATTGAACCGATTGTTTGTGAAGAGCGTAGGGATGAGGGTATCCGTTTCTTTAAGGACGATTGTGTTGGCACACTAAGAACTATTGATGCATGTGGTGACAAAAGAGTTCTTGAGCCTGAGCCTCAACTAGAGTTTGTTGGTGGATTGGGTGAAAAGGATTGGGTTAAAGACGGTAAAATGTTAAGTCGTAACTACCCTCAAGGCTCCAGTGTTTATTCCTCTGATGGAATCGCCTCTGCGTTAACTGCACAAGGTGTTGGTGGAGCTGGTGGTTATAGTGGATTATATACGGTAGAGGAAGAGCCTAAAAATATTAAGTGGCGCATTCGTAAGCTTACCCCTAAGGAGTGTTGGCGTTTAATGGGCTTTACAGATGAAGACCA